TTTTAATTTTGTTGGTATTTAAAAATTTACCAGTAAATAAAATTTTATCAGAACGTTGGTTTCTTTCTAATATATTTTTTACTCTGGATAATGCTTCACTGATCTATTACTTTGATTATCTTCAAACGCATCTACTTGATTATTATCTTCTTGAAATACAATAGCAGTAGGTTTAAACTGACCATCTTTATGCAAAAAGGTATTTACCAATCCTTGTTGACCGAAAAATTTATTAATAAGAGTTTCATCATTTCCCCTTTTAGAAAGATCTGATTTAGTTAACTCAGCCATTAGTTTTTTTCTTTCTCTTGTAAATCTTCCTAATCATCTTAGCATACATTACATCTGCTTCACCATAAAGACTAGGTTTCTTTTTATATATCTTGATTAATTTTTTTGCTGTTTTGTGATCTGACTCATTGTTCGTCATTTTTCTTTTTAAAATATTTGTTCAGAACCTCTATCTGATCATGATATTTTGCAATCATATTTAATTCTTCTTCTATTGCTTCTAATACGTTTGAATGTTCTCCGATACCCACAGGATTTGTCAAATATACTTCTACATTAGCCTTATGCTTTGCAATATCACCGTGAGCATGTGCAATTAAAGCATTGATAATCTGTTCTCTCATAATCTGATAGTAAGTATATTTATTTAGTCAAGTGCGTCTAAGTCTCTACGAACGTGTCCTTCAACTGGTTTATGATCTTTCATTCCATCGTGATTACCATCTTGTGGCAATTTACCTGTCATTAAATACACAACAGTGTCTATACATCCTTGAAGATAATGATATTGTTCATTCAATTCTTCCCAAGCTGGACACTTCTCTGTTAAATTATTTCTTTTAACTAAAACCTGATTTGTTCTCTTTGTAAATCTTTCCAGTAATTGCTCGTAAGATTCTGTTCTTTTCATTGATCTTCTTCGTGTGATGGTTTACCAAAAGTTTTATATGCTAGTTGTTGCTTTAAAAATTCAACTTGTAGTTTTAAACTTTTGTTTTCTTTTTCAAGAACATCTATGTGCTCTTCATAAACGTGAATCATAGTCTTTTCTTTATCTGTCATTTGCTGCACGGTTTTCAGAATAGTGAACGTCGAACTCTCCACCAGGATATCTCTTTTTTAACTTCTCGACATTGCCAGCAACAACATCATCAATTGAAACTTCTAATGCTTTACAAGCTTGCATTACGTACCAGAGAACGTCACCCAACTCAATAATAAGATGCTCTCGATTATCATCTGTCCAAGGTTTACCTTGAAATAACATCTTCTTAACGATCTCCATAAACTCACCACCTTCAGCACTAATGCCAACAGCAGCAGTAAGAAGCCGCTGAATATTGGAACCTTCTCCGTCAAGATATTCAATACTATCAAGAAAAGATTTATAATCTTTACTGGGATCGGATGTGACACCATCCACGAATATAGCATACTTAGAAAAGTCAACTTGTTTTGTCATTTAGAATTTCAGTGCATCAAATTTACTGAGCATTTTGCTCTTGTCAGAATTATACTCTACTTCTTGCCCACTGTCAATAATATCATCCTGTGCCTGTTGCTCACAGTCATATAGTTTCATCTTTGCACGATCTACACCTATCACAAATCTCTTATTAAGTGTTGG